TGAGGTGTGAGGTGTGAGGTGTGAGGTGTGAGGTGTGAGGTGTGGAATTGCGACGGGCCGACGCTCGAAGTGGATAGTGTGCGACGGGCTGAGGTGCGACGGGCTGACGGGCCGAGGTGTGAGGCGCTATGTAGGAGGCACGAGGTGTGTGGAATTGTGAGCGACGCTCGAGGCGCGAGGTGTGGAATAGTGTGGTATGACGCTCGAGGTGTGACGCTCGAAGTGGATAGTGTGCGAAGAGCAAAGTAAACAGTCATAAGTCCTCAGCATCTCACCCATCTTAGCGCAGTCTCGCAGATTGTGTACATAGATCTTACAACCTAGATTCACGAGCCCGGTTCTTTGGTAACACCTCCGTGCTCCTGGAATGCAAACGATCAAATACCGTGCTTCAAGAGCGTCACACCTGGCACCTGGGCGCCCAATTACGACGTCCTGGTAAAAAAGAGACAATCCGGCAAACATACTTCAACGTTATTATAATAAATTAAAGAGCTAATGAAGTTATACATACAAGTACTTAATTCGCTCCTTTAGTACACGTTTTAATGAGCGCATTTCCTATCAATTCTGACTATCAACGCCGATGATTATTGTTGTGTACAAGTTCGCGTCGTCATTGTACAATATAAACATTGTGATACGGCTATTGCATAACCCATGAATCTTACCGCCTCATCCCCTACTACTGTCGAGACTGCCGGCGACAAGATGCTGGCAATGATCCGTGCTCGATATCCGACATATCACCCTGTTATGGCAGTTGCCGATCTGGCTCACAGCAGCGAAGATGAGAAGGTCCAGCTTGCGTGTCACCAAACCGTCGCAAAGTATGTAGTTCCGGAGCTCAAGAGCATCCAAATTGAGGCTAAGATGGAGACCCACCGTCGGGTTACTGTGGAACTCTTTCAAGAGATGACCAAGGGCGACGTGCCAAAGCCTGCGCAGCTAATTGACGAGTCGATGGCGTCTGGCCACCTATTCGGCGATGACAAGGTGGAGGATGCACAGGTCAGAGAGGTTGGACGACAGATGGGTCATGCAGTCGCTCGCCATGTGCTTGAGGAAGACACAGGTGAGTAAAGACATATCGCTCAAGCTTTACCGCAAGCAGATGAAAGTGCTGACATCGCCAGCACAGGAAATCTTGTACGGTGGAGCAGCCGGTGGTGGCAAGAGCTATCTGCTTCGGGTGATGGCTACGCTCGCTTGCCTGGAGGTGGACAACCTCATCGTGTATATATTTCGGCGGATGTATAAGGAACTGCTGGCAAACCATGTGTATGGACCAGCAGGGTTTCTTGTCATGCTCAAGCCACTCATCGACGACAAGATAGTGGTTTATAACAAGTCCGAACAGTGCTTCGTGTTTGTCGATACTAACAGCCGAATTTTCCTTGCACATGCGCAGTATGAAGACGATGTGCTGAGCTATCTGGGTGCGGACTTTCACATGCTGCTCATTGACGAAGCCAGTCAGTGGACGGAAAAGATGCTGCGATTCCTTCGGTCTCGGGTTCGCCTTGGAGCGCTTGAGGTTCCATCAGAGTGGAAGGCACGTCTGCCGAAGATCGTGTATGGGACGAATCCACGTGGCCCAGCACATGGCTACTTGAAGAAGAATTTTGTCGATATCTCTAAGGACATGGANCATACGTGGCTCGCTCCTGACGATGACGGTGGCATGTTGCGGCAATTTATACCAGCTCTGTATACTGACAATCTTGTTCAGGTGCAGAACGACCCTAACTATCACAAGCGTCTGAAGGGGATGGGCGAAGCAGAAACTGTCAAGGCCTATCTGACAGGTGACTGGAACATCCGTGAGGATGCGATGTTTGGCGCCAACCTGGACGCCGCTGTCCATTACATCGAGCCATTTCAGATTCCTGGTGAATGGAAAATCGATCGTGGGTACGACCATGGCCAAAGCGCACCAGCATCAACACTGTGGTTTGCGCAGTCGAACGGTGAGGAGCTGCTGATCGATGGCAAGGTCTGTGGATTTCCAGCTGGATCAATCTTTGTGATTGACGAGAAGTATTTCGGCACGTTTGATGAAAAAGGCCTGGAGCTCGAGCCTCAAGAGATGGCCGAACAGATTCGCGATCATCAGATTGCCCATTATCTCACCCGTGCTCGTCCAGGACCAGCAGATAACTCTATCTTTGAAGCTGCGCCAGGCTACAACAGCATTGCTTCGATGATGGGAGCTGTTGGCATCACCTGGACAAAGTCTGACAAAACAAAAGGCAGTCGCAAGCGTGGCGTAGCGTTTATCAAGCAAATGCTCAACGCTGCCAAGCAGCGAAGCCCTGATCGACCGCATCTGTACATTTTTACCACATGTCCTCGACTGTGGGGGCACTTGATTAACCTGCCTCGCAGCGAGGAGGACCCAGATGACGTGGAATCCGTAGGCACCAATGACCATGACTTTGACGTGTTGCGTTACCGCGCGCTCAAGGCCAAATCCGAAGCCCGTGAAATCGAAGTGGAGGGAACATGACAATCGTAGTCAACAATCTCAGTATGGCTGTCAGCTCTAAGCCGACCCACCCCCTTTTCCAGGCAATGCTGCCGGATCTTATTGCAGCCCGTGACTGCTATGCAGGCGAGCGAGCGATTAAGGAGCGAGGTACGAAGTATCTGCCGCGCTTGTCTGGGCAAACTAATGAAGAGTACAACGCCTATAAAATGCGGGCTACGTTTTACTCGATCGTTGGCCGTACTGTCACTGCGCTGACCGGGATTGCAGTCGTTGCGGACCCTTTCATTGAAGCCCCAGACGAAATCCGTCAACTCATGACTGACAATCCATACGGCCTGCAATTCGATGAGATGCGATACCGTGCTCTGCGCGACGTGCAGCTGGTAGGACGATTCGGTATCCTGATCGATTCTCCAGAAGGTGAAAGTCAGGAACTGGGCGCACAGCCTTATGCGTCAGAGGCCATCATCAACTGGGAAGTAGATGGTAAGGGCAAGCCAGTCTTGGTGGTTTTGATGGAAATTGTCTGGCTACCTGACGGCGCTGGAAACAAGCAAGCAGTGCTCCGATATCGCACACTTCAGCTTGTTGACGGCATCTATACAGTGACCATTGAAGATGCCAAGAACGCTACTCGTACTATCCAGCCAGAATTTGGCGGTGTTAAGATCGACTTCATCCCATTTTACGTAGCCAATCCGCTTGGGCTTGGGTTTGACATCGAAAAGATTCCGATGGTCGACCTTGTCAATCTGAATCTGAGCCACTATCGCACCAGCGCTGACTTGGAACATGGTCGCCACTTCTGCGGACTGCCTACACCAGTTATCACAGGCTCTGAAGTATCATCCGGCAAGATGAAGATTGGTGGAAGCAAAGCCTGGGTCCTGCCAGAAGTCGGGGCCGATGCCAAATACCTGGAATTTACAGGTCAAGGCTTGCTTTCACTGGAAAAGGCATTGCAGGAGAAAGAGTCACAACTTTCATCCATGAGCGTCAACGTAATCGACCGTGCATCCCGCGGCAGTGAGGCTGCCGATACTGTAAAGCTGCGTTACACCAGCGAAACTGCGTCTCTTGCGCTGGTTGTATCCTCAGTTGAAAGCTTGCTAAATACTGTCTACAAGACAATTGCCCAACTGCGAGGTATCGATGGAAAGATCGAGATTTCGTTTGCCAAGCAATTTATCAACGGGGCTACGCCCGCAGCTGATCTTGCCAAATACTCGGAGATGTACCTTGCAGGTTCACTCTCTGTCGAAGCATACGTCTCGATCTTGCGTCGAGGCGGAGCACTCCCGGCCGATCGGGATGACAAGGTGGAAATCGCGGCTTTGAACAAGATCGCCACCGATAAAATTGCAGCTGCAGCGGCCGCAGCGGCAAAACCTGAACCGGCTGCGAGCCCATCTCCGGCGCCTGCACCACAACCTCAATAATCAACTCTCTGGAGCACTGCTATGAAACTGAAATACAAGATTGCCAAGCTGGACGACGTGCCAGAATTCCTGCGTCCTAGCTACGAGCAGGGCGCTGATGGCGCGTTCTACCTGCAAACTGAAGGCCTGGTGCCAAAGCAGCAGCTGGACGACTTCCGCAACAACAACATCGAGCTGACCAACAAGCTCAAGACGTTTGACGGCGTCAATGTTGAAGAGTACAACACGTTGAAAACCAACAACAAGAAAGCTTTTGACGAAGCTGTCGAAAAGGCCACCGTCAAGCTGTCTCAAGAGCAGATCGATGCGGCTGTCGGCGCTCGCACCAAGTCGATGAAGGAAGAATCCGAAGCTCTGTTGGCCGCCGCAAACAGCACCATCGGCAAGCTTTCCGGCGTGCTGTCCGTGGCCATGATCGACAACTCTGTCCGTGCTGAAGCCGCCCGTGCAGGTGCCCATGATTCCGCCATCGACGACGTCGTTTTTCGCGGTCGTAACACCTTCAAGCTTGGTGAAGACATGACCACGGTCGTGGCTGTCGATGCGCAGGGTCAAAAGCTGTTCGATAAGGATGGTCAGACACCTTTGCAAGTCTCTTCGTGGGTGAAAGACCTGAAGAAGACGGCTCCTCACCTGTTCAAGGGCAACAACGGTTCTGGAGCAAGTGGCAGCGGTTCTGGCGCACCAGGTTCTGGCGATACTTCGAAGATGTCTGCTACGCAAAAGATCGCACACGGCCTGGGTCAAGGCTCCTAAGAGCATCACAGAATCGGCCTCTTATGAGGCCTTTTCTTCGCAAAATATTCAACGGCGAAGATTTGAGTAGTGTACATTGCGTATCAACGCGTTATAATAAATACTACGGCACAAATGTGACGGCCCGGTGGGTCGATCCACAATATCTCCGGTGGAGATCTGGCCAATTCATCAACTTCACCGGAGCTTTACATGGCATCGTTGACCCTTGCGGAAGCAGCAAAGCTGCAACAAAATCCTCTGATTCAGGGCGTGATCGAATCGATCGTGACCACGAATCAGGTTTACGAAGTTTTCCCATTCCAAACCATCGCTGGTAACAGCATCGCGTTCAATCGCGAACTGTCTTTGGGCGATGCGGACTTCGTCGGTATCGGCTCCACGCCGTCCAATGCGCCCCCAAACGCCATCACGGCCAAGTCGCCCACCACTGTCACCCCTGACAGCGCTCGTCTCGTTGCGATCATCGGCGATGCCGAAGTCGATCACTTCGAAATGACGACCATGACCAATCCCAATGATCAGCAAGCGATTCAGATCGCCGGCAAAGCCAAGTCCATCGGGCGCAAGTTCCAGGATACGCTGATCAATGGCAACATCTCGCTCCTGCCGAATTCGTTCGACGGTCTGAAGCGCAAGGTGCCTGCAGCCCAAAAGTTCGGCGTTGCCGGCCAGGCCTACAGCTTCGAAGTGCTGGATGGCCTGATCGACCTGATCAAGTCCAAGGACGGTCAAGTCGACTACTTCATGATGAACTCGCGCCACATCCGCCAGCATCTGCGCTTGCTGCGTGCTCTGGGCGGCGCGAACATCACTGAAGTGATGACCCTGCCAGGTGGCGGAACCATCATGTCCTACCGCGGCATTCCGATCTTCCGCAACGATTGGATTGCAGTGACGAACACGCCTGGTACGCCTGACACCAACACCGCTGACATCTACGCCGGCGTGTGGGATGACGGTTCGAAGAAGGTTGGCCTGTCCGGCATCACCTCTGAAAACCAGAGCGGCATCTTCGTGACGAACGTGGGCGAAAAGGAAGAAACCAACGACGTGATCACTCGCCTGCGGTTCTACTGCGGCCTGGCTCTGTACTCCGAGCTCGGCATCGCAATGGCGCCTGAAGTCGACGACGCTGTTCTGCCTTAAGCCACTTCAGCGATGCCAGCATTTGACAGCTCAGTAGGGGGCCTGCTCTCTACATCGTACGCCTCGATACTCGAGGCTACGGATGCGCTGTCTTTGCTGGNATCTGCCGAACTGCTTGCAGAATGGGTCGCACTGGACGTTGCTGNAAAGGAAAACTTTCTGATGAGGTCTACCAAGACCATNAACGGATCGTTTAACTGGNGNGGCTTTCGCAATACGTCTNNCCAGATGTTGAGTTTCCCACGCGCGGGGGTCTACGTTGATGGCAGATACCTTNCTTCGGATGCGATTCCACCCGCCCTAGTNGACGCAACTTCACTGTTTGCACTGTACTTACAGCAGGGTTTCAGCTACTCGACTTCCACGGCCACTCCGGTAAAAGAAGTCAAGATCGGACCAATCGAAGTAGTATTTGATTCATCGAAAAATGTGTCATCTCCATTGTCTCTGCCTGCAGAGATTATCGAAATGTTGCAGAGTTTAGGCGATTTCAGCGGAGCATCTCCAGGAGCAAAGGTGATCGATTTGGAAAGAGCTTGATATGTCACTGGTGAGCACGGTTGAAAAAGCGGTTGACATGGCAGTGATTGCACTGGGCGACGCGATCACTTCTGTAAGCCGTGCTACCATCCGTGTTGGAGTTCATGTCCCCGGATCAACGCCGACTCGCACAGCAGTATTTACCAAGTGCAACATAGCCATTGTGGCAATGAGAGTCGAAGATTTTCCTGAGACCCAAATCGAATCCTCTGATAAGTCCATTTTAGATATTCGACCATCAGTCCCAGCGACAAATGACGACAGATACAGGATTGATGGCAAGTATTATCGAGTGATGTTTGCCAAGAACACATTCGCAGGAAACAAAATTGTGCTCCAGGAGCTTGTTATTCGACCATCTGATGATGGAGGTTTAACATGGGTGTGATCAGATCAAACCCTGCCGGGATTTCGCTACTTGTAAGGCTTGCAGGAACAAATGTAAAGCGTCGAACTTTTCGAAAGTTCGAAAAGATGTGTAAAGTGATTATAGCAAATACGCCTGTTTATTCCGGCGAACTTCGCCATAATTACAACATGCGATATGGGTATGTACCAGCTCCGAAAGAATACGTTCACGGATCTGGTCCAAACAACCCATTACCCGGTGCACAGTTTGACGTAAGGTTTGACCCACGCCAAACGCAGCCTCTGGTATTTGGGGTTCCTACCCCATATATCATGCCTATTGAATATGGATCTTGGAGCAATAAAGCTCCAAATGGAATGATTAGGGCTGCAATAGCAGAGGTTTTCGGTGTATCTTGATGCTCAAACAGCCATTGAAACTCTTTGCCAATCAAGATGGCAATCTGCTACAGTGGTTTTTGATCGACTGGCATCACCTCCGCTAAAAGCGCCGATGGATTTTGAGAATTTGGCTCTTGAAAATGCGGATAGTTTTCAGATTGTACTCAGACCAAGAATCGTTTTTCAGGGCGGTGACAATATCGGACTCGGCGCATCTTGCAAAAGATACAAAGGCCGACTTGATCTGTGCATTTTTCATAAGCCAGGTTCAGGGTTAGTTGAAGCTTTACTTCTCGCAGATGATGCCTGTAAGTATTTCGACAACAATAGATTTGGAATCTACGAGTTTTTTGTGGGCGAAGTTCGGAAGTTGCCAGGAGTCACCCAAGGATGGGTTCAGACAATCGCCAGTTTTCCGTTTGAATTTGACATCAGGAGTTAATCATGGGCTCAGCTAACCGCGTTCGTCTTTCCAGTATCGCTGAAGTCACCAAGGGTGTGACGCCAGCAACTCCAGCATTGCAAACAGAGCGTTGGCTCAGCGAATCGCTGGCGTACAACATCGAAAATGTCCAATCGGAGCAAATCCGCGCTGACCGTACTGAGGGCGACCTCATCCAGGTTGGCGCCGATTCATCAGGTGACATCAACATCGAGTTGTCCTGGGGCACCTTTGATCACTACTTTGCGCAGGCATTCTGCAATCAATGGGTTGAAGGCGCACTGCCAGCTGACCCATCCGTGCTCGAAAACGGTGCGCTCAAACTGTATCGCACTGT